ACCCTTCCACAACTCGACAAGCGCGGCGGCATCGTCATCGGTCCGCACTTTATCGCTTGACGAAATTCTAGCAAGAACTGTCGGCTGGATGGTGACGGTTGCCCTGCGCATCATTGCATTTGGACACCATGAGTACAGGCCAAAGGCGGCGCTTGTCGATGGCGTCTCCGACATAGAAAAAGCTCTTTTGTATTGCCCGCCCCCGGTGTTTACCGAAAACACGTCTTGGCCGCCGTAGCTTTGGAAATTGCCTGCGTCCCTAGCCGCTTCCCTGCCGGCAATCAGATGAGCGCTATTGATGCGTCCGCCGTTTGGCGCGTAATAGATGGAGTACCTGGCTCCCCTTGCGATGGCGCTCCCGGTGTAGGCGTAAGCGCCAAGCGTGTTGTTGCCAAAGGCCCAGCCCCTTGGGTCCCAGGCGTCCGATGGCATATTTGCGGCGCCGGCAAGAAAAATAAGCCTTGCCATTTCCGACTGTTTCCACGCCAACACCTGTGACCACAGCATCGGCATGGCCACCCTGACGCCGCCCAGCCCGTTTTCGCGCTTGGCTATGATGATCGGGATTGATTGGCCAACCCTTGCCGGCTCCTGCAGCGAGTCAAACCCGAACCTTGGCGATGATCGCTGGTTGCTTGTGCGCGGGTCCCCGCGCTTTCTGTTTGTTACAATTCTGGATTGCTGAGGAGTCGGGAATAGCAGCGAGGACAGCAGGCTGACGCCAACGGCAATCGCCAGGTTGACAAGCACCGGCACAAGAGGGCCGCACCGTGGCCCCTTCGCCGGGCGCTCGATGGATTCGCGCAGCGTTATCGCTTTCCATTCCTGATACTGCTCCTGGGTGATGCCAAGGATCTCGGCAAGCCGCTTTTCGTATGGCAGTAACGGTATCATCGCAGCCTGAAAAACTTAAGCCCGCCACAGGCGGACACGGGGCCAGCAATGAGCCGGCCATTGTGCCGAACCGTAATCAGCGTCAGGTCATTTGGCAGCACGCCAACGCCGAAGCTGCCGTTAGATGGATTGTCGAACCGTATCAGCGCCCCCGCTTCGGGACCCTCGATTGTCTCGGTCAGTGCGCTCCAGTCCCATCGCAGCTCCTCCCAGGCGCCCAGTCGGGCCTCCTCATACCAGGCCCGCATCCGATCTGCCGGCCAGTGCATCCCGAGCTGCTCGCGCACCGCCTGAGCGGTCACGAAGCAGCAGGCGGCTCGTCCATCCCTGGGGTCTGCGCCAAGTTCCCAGGGGAGCCCTACCCAGCGATGCCAGAACGTCAAAACGTGATTCCTCCACTGGACGGTAATGGCCCGACCTGGGCCGCTGTCAGTCTACGGGTTGGAGCGATCCCGGCAACGAAATTCAGCGGGTTGGTCAGTCGCAGTGTCACCGGGGAAAAACTATTTTCGTCATCTTCTTCTCCGGGAATGGCATCAGAGTAGCTGAAGGTGTCGCACACAAATATAGAAGACGAAAGAAAATTTAACTCGCTCCAGGTCGGGACGCTATTTTCATCCTGGGGCGGCGTTCCCGTCAAAAGCACCATGAGCACTTTTATCAAGCACGAATCCTCTGAAGCCTGCCACAGCTTGGCGCCGGAGATCATGTTGGCCGGTGCAATCAATTCGTGGTCGCCGCTTTCGCTCCCGTCAGTCGAAATATCGCCGGCAATGCTATATGGGCTAAATTGATACGTGAGCCCATCAAAAGTCCGCGTCTCTTCAGGGAAGTACGGCTGATAACGCTGAGGCACCAGCAGCGGGCTTCCAGATGAGTCGAGAAACTCAATGTAGTGCGTTACAGACAACATTAGATGTTCACGTAGTCTCGCTGGGACTTGTCGTTTCTTAGCCCGGCAAGCGTAGCGGCTCGCGCACCCCGTTTGGTGGCATCCATGCCTCTGCGGAATTGATCTTCCGTGACAAAGCGCTGGCCCGCTTGCTCTGTGACAGTGTAGCTAATATCGATGGTATCGCTCTGACGGGATTGCCGCCTTAGCTTATCCGCTTTTGTCATCTTGCTTTGTGGCACTACTCGCCCCGTTGTGCCGGGGAAGAAAAATTCTGGCTCGCCGCCATCGCCAACTACATAAGCCTCGCCTGGGCGGGTAGTGCCGCCATTGGCGAAGAACCCGCCAAATGTGTAGGTGGGCGAGAACCCCGGAATCAGGCCCGGAACCGCGTTGCCGAGCAGTGTCGAGGCGGCGCCGGAAAAGGCGGAGCCAGTACCGCCCATCGCGCCGGAGAGAGCCATCTGAGCGGTTACGGCCTGCAGCGCGGCTCCGAACATGGCGAGCTGTCCGGAGGCCGCCATGGAAGCCGCCCCGAGCGCCTGGGGGCCTGCCGCCTCTGCGCCAGCCCCGATCATCCGCGTGAGCGGCCCCCCGGCGCCGCCGAGCATTCCGCCGAGCTGGCGCTGAAGCAGCGCATTCAACTGCTGCTGGGCGCTATCGGCAAAACTGCGAGCAATGTTGCTAAGCATTTCGCGGCCAACGTCCTCAATTTTTTTAGATCCACTCACAATATCAAGCAGGCCATTCGTCAGCCCGCCGGAAATGGCGCTTGACGTGTCAACGATATTCCTCTCAAGGCTCTGCCAAATAAGTTGTTGGCTTTCGAGCAGTTGCGCTTCTCGGGCGAGCTGCGTTGCCCTGCCCGTGTCACCATTAAAATCTTTCATTCCCTGCTCGAACGCTCTGGCGCCGGTGCCGATAAAGCCAGCTCGCAAACCGGCGCCGGTCAGCGACTTGTCTCGACGCATCTCTTCAATGCTCCTGCGAAAATCGTTGGCCTGCTTTTGCAATTCTCTTTCCGCGACAAGCCCGGCAACAATCTCGCGCTGCGCGTTGCCCATCTGCTGGTAAAGCGCAGACGCCTTGAGCAGCTCGACTGCGCTTGCTTGCAGCTCGCCGCGCTCTAGCGCGGCAGCTTCTGCCCTGCCGCGAGATAGGTCTTCCTGAAGCTGCAGAATTTCGGAGCGAGCGCGATCTGCGACTTGCAGTTGATTGGCAAGTTCGAGATTTGCGCGGCGCTGCACTTCTTCGCCTTTGGCGATTTTGAGCGCGGTATCAGCTTGCGTGTTTATTTGCTTCGCAAGGTCAACGTTGCCACTGTACTGCGCCTTCACCTTGGCAAGTGCGTTGCTGCGATCAAGCTCAATTTGCTTAATCCTCGCGCTCGCCTCCGCTTCAATGTCGACGACGGAAGCGGCGTCATCGCTAAGCCCGAGAATCTTTTGCCTTGCATCGATTTGCTGCTTGAGCGCTTCGCCCTGCTGTTGCAGTTGCGGCAGTTGATTTGCCTGCAGTATTTGCTCAATTTGGCCAAGCTCGATTCCCTTTTGCCTGAGCTTGATTTGATCTTCCAGGATGCGTTGCGCCTCGCCCTGCCCGCCTTTGAGTTGCGCGGCGGCGGCGAGGTTGGCGGCGTTCAGGGGCGCGGCCGAGGGGGTTGGACCGATCGGGGTAGGCTTGAAAGTTGGCGCGGGGGTGTTGCTGATTTGGGCAGATGCACTACCTTGCGCATTGCTGGGGGCGATCGCATTCGGGCGGACTCCGTACATGAACTTCCCGGCAAACGTATCCATTGGCCGCTTGACCAGTCCGCGCCTGGAGCTGTGGTCATACATTTGCCCGTTGCCGGCGTAGAGGCCGACATGGGTTTGCACGCCTTGCCCCCAGTTTCCGTAAGTGCGCTCGAAGCCGACTAGATCGCCTGGGCGCAGATCCTGTTTGCGGTTGATTCGCTGGCCTACATCCGAGCCAAAAAAGCTGCTCGCCAGTCTCGGGCCAGACGTAAGGCCATCCCACGCTTTTTTAGTGGAGCCAATGGCGATTCCGGCGACCTTGAACAGTTCGCGCACTGCGTCCGCGCAGCGCTCTGTCTGGCCAGCGAAAAGGCCCAGGCTACCATTTGCTGCCTGAAGTAAGCGATCAACGTTCCCGGCTGTGCTCGCGCCTCCAGGGATGGCCGCCCCACCGCCAGGAGTGCTGCCCCCCGCCGGGGCGCCAGGCGCCGCCCCGGCGGGGGGCAGCACCATCGCTTGCCGCATGAGATCGGCCGACTCGCGGGAGCGCTGCAAGACGTAATCCGCCACGCGCATTCTGTAATCTTCCACAGATCGCACGTAGCTCAATTTGCGCCGTTCAATATCCTCAATCTCGCGTGCGTTGGTACGCTTGTAATCTTCGACGCCTCGGTTAAGCCTTGCCATCGCAAGCTCAAGCCTGTTTCTGGATTGCTCAATATCCGCTTCGCCTTCTTTTCTGGAGCGGACGACTTCACGCACATTGCTGAGCAGTTGCTGCTCAAAACCGACCGCCGCCGCAAAGGTTTGGCGAGCGTTTAGATCCCCACGCTCGATACGATTTTGCGAGGCGGCCCTGGTATTCTCGATTTGCCGCTCTGCCGCCTGCTGGCGCAAGTCGAATATCTGCTTTTCTTTGCCGTACACGTAATTCGCAACTTCCCTGTTTAGCTTGGCTCCGTCATATTGCAGGTCATGCGCCTGCCTTTGCAAGTTGAAAGATTCCCTGTAAGCAGATTGAATTTGATCTGCGAGCTTGCGTGATTCTTGAACGGCGGCCGTTTGATTTGCGAATGCTTCCTGCGGAGAAAGCGGTTGGCGATTGCCGGCGCCCGTGGCGGCAATCGCCCGACCGCGACCTTGCGCAACGCCGAATAGTTGGCCAATCGACCCAAACGGGCTAAGCGAGCTGGCGAGGGCGCGGCCAGCCGGGTTCTGAGTCAGCGCGTTCCGCGCAGCCGCGACCTCTTTTGCGCCTGGCAAGTTGGCAATGCCGGAGGCGGCGGCAATCACGTCGTTTATGCCGGCCGTAAAGCCAACTAGCGCCGGGAGCAGCGCAGATTGTATTGTCCCAGCAATCGCAGCAGATTGATCCTGAAATCGCTTCTGCTCGCTATTTAGCGCGTTTAGATTGCGAACGCCATCAGCGCCAAGCCGTTTCTCAGCTTCGCGTAGCACAAGCGCTTGCGCATCGTAAGCGCGGCCAACTGCAGTTAGCTGGTCAACGTAAAGCCTGGTTTTTTCAAGGCTGCGGCCAGAGGCAAGGCCGCTAGCCTCAAGCGCGTCCAGTGCTTTGCTTGGGCTTCTGATCGCATCAGCGAGAGTAGTTAAATTCTTTACCGTAGTATCAACGGCCTGTCCTATCGCGGTGCCGACAAGGGAAAGGCCAAAGCCGAAACTTCCGCCAATCATGCCGCCAGCAAAGCCGCCCGCAAGGCCGCCCGCCGATGCGCCAACGCCCTGGCCAAACAGGAGTGGGAACGCGCCGCCGATAAGGCCCTCGCCGAGCGCTTTTCTGGCGTTGCCCTGAAAAAGGCCGGGCCGCGCCGCCAGGTAGGCCGGGGAACCTACCATCGTCTCGGTCCCGCGAATTGGCGATCGCGGCCCGCCTCGCGACTGCGCAAGCCTGAGATCACGCGCTGCCGCATTCAACTCTCGCTCATATCTTGCAATAGCCGCATTCATGCGTCGCGTGGCGAGCTGGGTAGACGGCTGATCGCTATTAAAGCTGGCGGCAATAGTCTCGGTCGCCCGCGAGCGAAGTTGCCTGATCCGAGCCGGATCGGCGCCGGCCATCCTAGACAAATCAGTTATTCTTTCCTGTCCTCTTCTTCCCGCCTCGTACCCGCCGGATCTCAGGCTCCTGCCGCGATTAAATTCATTCTGCTGCCTTACGAGCCCTGTCATTTCCGTCGCAAGGCGCGACATCAGTTGCAGATTTTCTCTGCCTCCCGCAGTCGCAATATCCCAGGCGCCCCGCGCATCCTGCGCCTGTCGCTGCAACGCTTCCGGCAGATTTCGACCACCGCCGCCACGGGCGAACGCTTGCTGCCGCCCTTGGAACAAGTTGGTGAGATAATTGCCGCGACTACCCTGCCCGATGGCTCGGGTCACTTGATTTACTTGCGCCTGCTGCCTTTCGATGCTGCCCTGAAGGCCCTCCATGGCCTCGGCGGCATTTCCGGCTGCAATAGCGTATCTTTGTTGCGCGGCGGAAATTACGCGCCTATTCTGCAACTCTTCCGTCAGTGATCTGCCGGATTCCCTGACCTCGCGCTCTGCCAGCCGCAACTGAGCGCCGGCCAGTCTTCGCGCCGTAGCGTTTGGGCCGCCGCCCATGATCCGCCCCGTCGCCGGGTCGCGGCGCATCGCCGTGCTGGCTACAACTTGCTGAGCGCGTGAAAGCTCAAGCCCGGCTATTCTTCTGCGTTGCGCGGCGCGATCGACGTTGCGCTGTGCGCCCTGCGCAATCTGCCCTGCGTTTACTTGAGCGTTTTCAAGATTGCTGACTAGCTCTGCGGTAGTCCGCAGAGCATTGTTTAATTGGCGAATTTCCCCGAGCCCTTGTATGCCAACACGAATCAGGCCCCGATAGTCAGACACCGCCTCTCAGCCACCAGCGCCCCAGCCTAGCGCCTCCTTCGGCGCCGAGCTGGAGCGGGAGCGGGCGCACCTGGCGCGTTGCCTGGGTCCATGTCTTCCGCCTGGATTTCAAAATACGCGGCGAGCATGATGATGTCGTCCTGCGTCGCGTTGCGCTTGAGTTGGGCGGGAGTCATGCCCAACTCTTTACAGAGCGCCAGCCTCAACCGCAGTTGCGGGCTTTCCCGTATCGCTTGCTTGATCGCTTTTGGAATCTTCGCTTGCCAGGATCCCGTTGCTGTCGACCAGGGCGGTCATCAGCCGCATCATATCAACCTGGGAATAGCGCTGACGCATTTCGGGGATGTCGGCCTTGGTAAACATCATCTCCCCGTCTTCGTGCTGTGCTTTTGACACAAGCACGTTGAATCCATAGGCGTTAGATCGCTTGTCGCCTTGGACCGCCTCGCGGATTTTCTCGTCTTGCGCTTCGGTCAGCGGATCGAACCACATGGTAAAAACGTCGCCAGTGGTCAGAGTGACTTCGGCCACGCGGCGCTGGCCAGTTTTGGCGAGAAGTTGCTTGACATCTTGCTTGGCCATGACGAAGGGGAAATGCGGCCCAAGCATCATAGCACTGCAGCAAGCCACGAAAAAGCGGGGCCTAGGCCCCGCTTGCCCGGCTCGGCGCCAATCAGAACACCAGGCCCATCAGCGCAACCGGAGTATCGGCCACGTCGAAGTTGATGCTAAACTCCGTCGGGTTGTCATCTTGGCTGATCGCGGTGTCGAAGCCGAGAAGGTTGATCGGCACTTCGCAGTACAGGGACTTGGTATCGTCGACCACGGCCCCGCCAGTGGCGGCGATAGCGCTGAAGTACGCCTTCAGAACGCAGCCGCCTTGATCATTAAACAGCGATCCCTGGATAATCCTATTGCCAAACCCCGCCGTGTCTTCGTTAAGACGGAGGGTCAGGGTGCCGCTCCCGTCAGCGAAGCCAGGCTGCCTGCGCCTGAACTTGGCCAACTTAGGGCCACCGGCGGTGGCAGAAGGCTTGCAGGGAATCGCTGTCGTATCGATCTGCCCGCGAGTAATCGTGAGCGTGACGCTTGGCACGTCGCACATCGCGTGTGCGCTTGCAAACGACATCTCGATATGATTTCCTTCGCCAGGAGTATCGGCGTTCGACACCCCGCCGCTGCCGGCAAATGCAATCGCATTGCCGCCAATCGTGGCGGAAATTGTTGCGGTGCCGGCGGAGGGGCGAGTTTTGATGTAATAGACGGTCCCCTCGGTCAAGGCCGAGTCAAGATCGGCCGTCCCCTTTTTCGTGAAAGTGACAGGATCGCTTACCCGGAAATCGGAGTTTTCCGGGATCTTGAGCAGAGAAAAGGTGGCCGGCGAAACCGGCACCGGAAAATCGGTGAAGTCAAGCAAGCAGGCAAGCGTGCCAGGCGGCTTCATCGCAATCATGCCGTCCTGGCCCGTCAAAACTTGCTTGCTGCAGGTCGAAGCAGGCATCGAGATCCCGGCCCACGGCCGGCCACGGGGTTTGCTGCCCAGTGTAGGGCAAACCCCGCCCGGCCCGCCAATCAGGGCCGGCCGCGGGCGTGGAAGGGCATCGAGAACCGCGTGAAGTGATGCGGGCGGTCTTGGAGCTGGGCCTGGGCGGGGCCTGCCAGGGTGCCAACTCGGGCAATGATTTGCTGTTCGATCGGCGGAACCGTGTCATTCAATGCCATAAGCGCCTCAATGATCGGCGAAGCAATCTGCAGCCCTCTCCCTGGGCCTATGTTTTTGCGTGTGTAAATTTCGCATACAAGCGATCCTCTTGTGTGCCACTGCGGGCGAGCGCCGATGACGCCTTCTTGCATACGTCCAAAATTAACATAGAAGCAGCAGTATTCGCTGACAGCGCTAAAATCTACTGCCGCTTGATTCTCAACGCAAACTGGGACAAGCCCGGCCGCGTCGATGGCAATGCGCTCATAAATACCTCGAATTCGTTGCAGGTCAATCATCGCGGGCGGTTGATGGGTGTGATGAATCCAGCTTTGGCGCCTTTCTTGATGGCAGCGCTAAAACCGCCGCCCTCCATGTAGGTAGAGTACCAGTGCAGTGGCGCAGTAGAGCGATTGCCTCCCCGGCCCCGGAGATCGCCTCTGATGCCGCCCTGGCGCTCGCCCCTTGGCTGCTCCCTGCCGGCTGGCTCGAATCCGGGATAAACAAAAGTCCCCGGAATTAAGTCCATCGCCTCTTGCGCATACGGAGACGAGTTTCCGATAAGCAATTCAAGTTTTCCGATGTTTTGAGGAATAGCGCCAGACGTAAACCGCCCCCTTTTATCGCGGCCCTGGGTTTTGAGCAGTGGTATATTGAATAGGTTGTACCTGCCACCTTCGCCAGTGGGCTTCACTCCTCGCCGGCCTTCTGGTGTTTCAACGTACCAATTTTCCCTAAAATCACCACTCCAGTTTGGGCCAATCTCCGCAAGGTCGTTAAGAACTTCCTTTGCGGCTTCACGCAAAGCACTGATTGTGGCATTGGCAATGTCGTCGGACATTCGGGAAATGTCAGAGCTTTTGCTGCTTTTCCTGTTTGCGCGTCTTGCCATTACTCCGCCCTGGCCATGACTTTACTGGCGTACATTGTAAAAGCCGGGCCGCCGCCCTCGGGGCCTTGTACGATAAAGGGCTTCCCGTCAAGTGTCGTTAACATCTTGCCGTCTACGGTTGTCAAGTAAATCGGGCCAATCATCAAGCCGTCACCGCCGCTGCCGTAGCTCTCGATCTTGGCGACCTTCCATCTTTTGCCGAGGTAGCCCAAATAGTCATTTGAGCTGATGGGCCATGGCACAATTTCGTGGCTTATCCAGGCCGTGACGCCGTGGCCCTGCTGGGTCCGGTCGCGCTCTGCTTTTTGCGATCGGACGACGGCTCCGGCGGCGGGGTAGGCAGTTTCCGTATTTGCAATTTGTCCGGTTAATTCGTCGTATGCGCCATTCGCCACCGAAACGTAGATAAGCGCTTGCGTCGTGTATTTGGTTATCAGCCGCTTGGCCAGCGGCATTGCCCAGGCGTCTTGTGCGGCGTTCATTTACCCTCGCAAAATAGGGACAAGGCTGGAATTGTTGCCGCAATCAATCCAGCAGCCAATCAAGTCGAGCAGCCAAGGGTAAAGACGCAGAACGGTTGGGGAGTGACTACCTACGCGCTTGTCTCGCGGTAGCGCCTGGACGGCAATCGCGGCGGGATCAAAGTATTCTTCTCTGAATACATCAAATTCCTGCCGTTTAACAACTGGCGCCGGAAGCTGGCTTGCCGCCCCCAGGACCGCCGTGGCATTATCGTAAAGCACTAGCGCAAGTTCGGACGCGGCGGCGACGTAGTTTGGAGCAAGCTCTTTGCCGCAGCGTGTTTCTTCGTCAGTACACCAGCGCAATGTGCGCAACGCATCCTGGGCAGACTTGAGCGCTTGCCCCTTTTGCGTCGCGTTCAGCGCCGCCCAGCGCTCCGCCTTGAGCGTGGCCGCCATGTAGGCGTCGGCATCGGCCACCTCGATCAGCTCGGGAGGGGTGCAGTTGCACACCTGCTCGTCGCTGATGGCCGAGTAAGAGTAGGGCTCTGCCAGGCGGTGCCAGGGCCACCAGAGCGGGTTGCTCACGCTCAGACCCCGATGACGCGCCAGGCGGAGCCGTTGTACCAGACGAGCGCGGCAGCAGATCCGCCGCCCGCCACGGCCGAGCCGACGGCCGGAGAGCTGGCGTTGGTAACCCGGCGGATCATGCCCACGGCCGGCGAACTTGGCAGATTGGCGACGGTTACGCCAGCCAGAAGCTCAAACTCGCCCTTGCGCGACTTGTAGCTGTTGGACTCGGCCATGGGCTGTGCTCAGGGTTTCCGCCCAGTGTAGCCTGACCGGCCCACGAAAAAGGGGGCCTGAGCCCCCTTGATCCAGCAGCCGCCAGCCGATCAGATCACTCCGCCATAGGGTGAGTTGACCACAAGGCGCACCAGCGGGATCAGCCGAGGCTCGTTGTAGGCGAGCCCAAAACTGGCGCCGGTGGCGAGTTGGGCGTTTAGCGGGTTGTCGTAGTTGGCCGCCCAGGTTGTGCCAGGGACGTGGTAGGCGTGGTGATAGTCAACAATGAGGCCATCCTGCTTGGATGGCGCATTGCGGTCGTATTCGATTTCCAGGGGAATCTGCTCTCCCTCCAGAACGGCGCCAGCGCCGCCCAGGTAGCAGACAAATTGCCGCTGTTGGCCCGTGGCGCCGATAACGGGAAGCTGGTCGTCCACCACAACGTTGAGGTTGTAGGCGTTGCCAATCAGCAGGCGTGCGTTGACGCCGCGACGATCACCCTCGTATGTGAGGAAGCCAAGCTGCTCCAGGTAAGCCTGAACGGGAGAGGGAATGAACAGGGTCGTAAGCTCCGACTGCCGTTCGCCCAGCTTGTAGCGGGCTTCGATCACGTTTTCGGCGGTCAGCCAATTAGCAATAGTCGAGCCGGTCGTGACGGACTTGTTGAGGCTGCTCGTGGCATTCAGCGGGCCGCCCGTGCCAAGCAGGCCCTCCAGGTGGGCGATGCACTTGCCCGTCATCAATTTGTCCATCGCCGGCTGAAGCTGCTCGCCAAGCACCCTCAACGGGTCTTCGCCAGTGGCCAGCTTGGAGAGCTTGTCTATCGCGTAAGCGAAGATCCGGTGCGTGATGGTGGCGTACTGGGTTCCAGCAGTGATCTTCTGGTAGGTAACGTGGCCCTCCCCACTTTGCCCCCAGTCATTTGCGGAAGTCATCCTCTCCTCAATCGGGTCGAGAGGGCGGAAAAAGGGTGCCTCGACGCGAACGCCGGTTGTGGAAGATAGGAGCTGATCGCTTCTGGCGACAAAGCCAGAGTTGATGAGCCGGGACTTCAGAAAAATCTGCTCCTGAAGGTATTCGGCAAATTCGCCGGACGTCGCAAGCCGCGTAAGGCTCGCAACGTCGCCAGCGAATGTGCCTCCGAGGTTTTGGGAGGCCATTGGAGGTAAGGATTGAGGCGCGTTGGGATTGACACAACCGCGCAGCGGTTACGCCCTGTGCCCAGGGCGCGGCGCAGCCTACCCTTGGCGGCGGGACGCTTCGGGCGCCTCCGCTTCGGCCCTAAGCCTAGCAGCCAAGTCTGGATTTTCGCGCTTCAGCGCAATCCTGGCCGTGACACTGCCGCCGGGAAGAAAGGGATTGCCCTGGGCCGCGCTCTGATCTGCGGCGCTGCCCTGGCTGCTCGCCCTGGAGCCCATGCCGCCGCTGGGGCCGGACGGCTTGAAATGATGCGAGAACTCCGTATCCTTGCGAAGCGCCTCGGCAAGGCCCTTGACGGGAACTTCTTTTCCGCCAACCGCGACGTAAGTTTGCCCATCTCGGCGTATCGCAGAATCCTTGAAAAGCGTCCAAAATTGCTTCGGGGCAAAAACGCTAGGGCCGAATTCGGCCAGAAAATCAGACTTCGCCCTATCTTTTTGTGCCGTTGTCTGAATTTCCGCAATTTCGGTGTCTTTATCCGCCAATCTTTTCTCCAACTCTTTGATGGCGGCGCGAGCTTCGTCCAGCAGCTCCTGCAGTTGCCCTTCCTCCTCTTTTTTCTTGTCCTTGATCTCCTTAAGCTCAAGTTGCGCCTTCTCAAGCTCGTTCTGCACGCCTTTTTTCTCGTCCAAAATTTTGCCTTTGTTGCTATCAACTGCGGCGAGTCTTACCCGAAGCTCGTCAGCTTCGGCGGCTTTGGCTTGCAGTTCGGCGATTTGCTCCGACGTGAGAGACATGACGCGGCTGATAGGTGCGCTACAGTGTAGCGCGTAGTCGCCCAACCGCCCACATGGCAAACGCCGCCGCCGTATCGCAATCGCCCAAGCCTGCCGCCGCCGCCGCGCCCCCGGCCCCTCCCGCGCCTGATCCTGAGGCATCGGAGGTCCCGGTCGAACCCGAGCCTGGACCCATGGTCGAAATTCTCAACATGGCCGGACTTGTGCTGCGGAAAACTGTCCACCCGGACGGCGAGTGCGAAACCGAGACGCTTAAGGAGCCGATGATCGCGCCTGAGTTGGTTCGCGCCACCAGAGCCAGTCAGCGGCAGCGCGGGCACTGACTTTCGCGCTAAAACAAGCCTCCCCCTGGGCCGCTGGTTCAGGGGGTTTTTGCTGCAGCAAGATCGCGCTGCTGTTGGGCGGCGTTCTCGCGCTTCGCGTCCCTTCTGAGAACTTCCACCTTTTTGAGCAAGTCTGCAAGGTCCATATCTTGCGGCAGCCATTCCCCGCGAGCAAGAATCTTTAAGAAGCCCTCGGTAGTAATTTGCCCCTTCTCTTCCAGTTGAGAAAGGACACTCACATCTTGGCCGAGCAGGCGGTAGAAGTCAAAATCTTTATCGATAACTACTTTCGGTGGCTCCAGTCCGTTGTAATCAGACGCCATGCGAAAAGCCTTATTTAGCGAATCTTCCAGCTCTTGAGCGGCGACCGCAAGAACGCAGTTTGCCTGTTGCTGGTCAATTCTTTTGGCGCCTTCACTTTCCGCCACTTGCTTTTGGCCGAGAAGTTGAGTTACGCCTAAATGGCTAATTTCGCTTTCGATGCGGTCCAGCAATTCCGCCTGAGCGGTAAGCGAGCCGGCGTCATATTCGACCCAGTAGGCTTTGGTGCCAGCATTCATCTTGATGGCGTAACTTGGCCCAGTTGCGGCGTCCTCCCCATCGTAATCCTCAAGAACGAGCAACCCGATCGCGGCAACGTGCAGAGAATGAAGAAGATCCGCCAGGCGGCGGTAATGGGCAATGTTCAGATGGGCAACATCAGCGAGAGGTGGCGTTGCGCACCTATAGCCGACTTTTTGCGAGTAAATGTCAACAACAGGAATATAATCCAACGGAAATTCGTCAAGCTCAACAGAGACACGCTTGCCGGCCTCGAACACTTCGTAGGCGCCTGGGACGATCACTCTGGCCGCCGCCACGTATTCTTCGCCATACTCGCCATCGTTGGTGCGCCTTTCCTCCTGGTACCGCAGCATCGTCAATTTGGCGCCGGGGCCGTCATGCTCGCGCCTGTGACCTAGATATTGCCACGGATCAACCGGCACAAAATATGGCCGCAAAGGCTGCAGCTCGTCGGCCGCCGTAACGGCCTGGCGCTTGCCGGCATCAACCACAATCGTTGAAATACCGTAGGTCAATGAAGTTTCAAGCCTGCCCAGCGCAAATAAATCAAGCGACGTGCCGTCGCCGTCAACATCTTTTGCAAATTCCTCCCGCCAGAAAGGATCCCCGCCCTCCAGTTTAATTTTCTTGCGCAGCACCATTCCCGCAGCATTATGGATTATGCGCTTAGTAAAAGGTGCCAAAACGGACAGATTGACTCGCTTGAGCCACGGATCGTATTTTCCGATACCCGGAATTTGCTTCGCCTCTTCCCTGGGCTCCCTTGGCAAATATACGGCAGCGTTTTCGTGCAGGTATTCAGTGCCGTTTGTGACGGCGCGTATAATCTCCCACTTCTTACGCATGTTGATAACAGTTGTGTCCATAAAAAATGGACTGTCTTTGTCGTTGTAATTAACGTTCCTTAGCCTTACTCGGGTGCTTGCCATCGGGGCGGCGCGTTTGCGGCCAGCATAGCCTGCCAGCGTCAGCGAGCACGGGTTACACTGAGCCGGCAGGAGGTAGCCAATGTCAGCCCAGGCCACATTGCGGCGCAGCGGAGACTTTCTTGCCGGCAAGAATCGGGTCTCGCTGAGGCCAATCCAGGGTCAGATATTCAAGGATCGGCGGCGCTTTCGCGTGGTGCTTGCGGGGCGCCGTGGGGGGAAAACCGTGCTTGGAGGAGTCGAGCTGTTGCGAGGCGCGGCGGAAATTGTTGGCGACTATTACTACGTCGCCCCAACATATCGCATGGCGCGTGACATTGCGTGGGATACCTACAAGCGCATTATTCCAGAACGCTGGGTGCGAAAAAAGAATGAAGCCAATCTCAAGATTGAGCTGATTAACGGCTCCGCAATTTACCTGAAAGGCTCGGAAGATCCCGACGCGCTACGCGGGCCAGCGTTATCCGGCGTGGTGATGGACGAATGCGCATTCCAGCAAGAATATACGTGGCGCTCCGTGATTCGCCCGGCGCTTTCCGATCGTGGCGGCTGGGGGCTTTTTACTACAACTCCGTCGCCGGAAGGCACCGCAGGCTGGTTTTACGAGACAATTTTGCTGCTCAAAGACGCCGAAATGGCTGATCCCGGCCTTGAGCGGCTTGACCCTTTGCAGTGGTCGCTTTATGAATACACGTCGCTGCAAGGCGGAAACATACCAGCGGCCGAAATTGAAGAAGCGCGGCGCACGCTCGCGCCAGAAGTGTTTGCCAGGGAGTATGAAGCGAAGATTGAGTCAAATACAGGGCTTGTTGTGCCTTGTTTTTCAATGGACAACATCGACTCTACGATTTGCGACGATCAGAGGTTGCCGCTTTACATTGGAATCGACTTTAACAACGATCCCTTAACGGCAATTTGCGCCAATATCATCAGAAAAAACGGGAAAATTTACGAATTGCGCGTATTTGACGAAATAACGCTTAAAAATGCGACAACCTGGGACTTGGCGGAGGTTGTTAACGACAAATATGGCGTAAATGAATTAGCGGAGTCCGACGATGGTGCCAGGCGCGTAATTTATGGCTTGCCGGACCCTACCGGCAAACGCAAGCAAACGTCTGGCGTTGGCGTAAGTGACCATCAAATCCTCAGGAAGGCAGGATTGCGCGTTTACGCGCCAGAGGCGCCTTACAATACTGCCGATAAAATCCGCGCTGTAAATGCAGCGCTTCGCACTGCCGATGGGGAAGTGCATACAAAGATACATCCGCGCTGCCGCGAGCTTGTTAAATCGTTCAGAACGCTTGGGTACGCCGAAGGGACGCGAATGCCAAACAAAAAATTAGGCGTCGATCATGCGTTCGACGCCTTTGGGTATCTTTGCCTTGGAAAGTTTAATCTAACCAAGGGAGCGAACGGAGAGTTTACCGACCACCAAATCTACTGATTTGTTAGATTTTTTGATTTAGGGTCGATTCTGGGTGCGTAGGACGAGCGTTCGCCCGTGAGCGCCTAGCTGGCTTGCCGCTGCGCTCAGTCCGGCGGCCCCAGGCGGAAGATTGCGGCGGAGACAATCAGCACTGGCAGCCAAGTTATCGCCAGCGCGGCAATTTCAGGCCAGGTTGGGTCGGGATGGAAAATCACAGCAGTCAACTCCGAAGAAAAAGAAAATGCCAGAATAAGAATCGCTTGCGCCATCGTCGCTCAGCCCCGACGATAGCCAAAGCGCTCCAGCATCCAAAGCTCTTTGCGGAGATCGAGGCTTGCCCCCCGGCGCAGCGCTTCGCGGAAGTCGCTGCGCAGAACCCAGTACCGCTCGGGAATAGCGCAAATGCGCTGGCAACCGCCATCAAGCTCCTCGACCGATACCACAAAATAAGTGCGTGGTTTAATCGGGCGGCCGGCCGGGTCGCAGGCAACCTTAATTCTGTCATGGAGTTCGACGGGACGCCCGTGGGCGCCCGATGGAAACCTGCGCTCCTGTGCCGGCGGCACGCAAAAGCAGATTTCGGAATGCGAGGCGGCGCTTGCTTTGCCGAAATGCGAATACTCGATAATGTTGCTGCTGTCGAAAAGCTGAAGCTCGACGGGGGCGCGGGGCTCCCATGGATCGCCCGCAGCGGCTCGGGCCGCCGTCTTCTTCGCCTCGGCCGCCTGCTCGGCGTTCAGGCGATCCTCGACCAGCTTGGCGTAGCCGGCGATGTCGTGCCAGCTATCAGCCCAGTCCGGGTCGCCGGCAAGGATGCGACCGATTTTGTGAAAAATCATGTCGAGCGCTTCTTTCTGATCAGGCGCGAGCTTTGTCTTGTGCGGAGTGTTGGCGGCGGCGGCCTCTTTCAGCGCGTCGGTGATCGCCGAATGCTCCGCAAAACTGCCGTAACGCTTGCCGCGCTCTTCCAGGGTTTCCTCAAGGCTGGCCATGGGCTGCTGTGAAAATCAAATTTTAGCATGGCGTCGGGCGGTAGAGCGTGCTATTGTTTGGAAGCGAGTAAGGCGCTGTCTTATGGATCGACCCTCTTCCTACACCTTCGTCAAGGTTGACGGCCGGCCAGGCTGGAAGTTGCCGTACCACTATGGCGCTCTGCCTTCTTCCGGCAAGGTTGCGGTCATTGATCCAGCCGGCGTGACGAGGCCCGTCAGCCGCAAGTCCATTACGAAACACTAGGCTGCAACGCGCCACGCCTGCTAGGCTAGGCAAGCGCGTCCTTGGCTTCATGGCCTCAACCTATCTTCCGCCGCCCGAAGTTGTCGAATGGCTTTGCGGCCTGGAGTGGGGGCCGAGGGAAAGCGAAAAGAGGCTCGAAATTCTTGGCGCAGGATCCGCTGCAGTTCGCCGGGCCACATTTGCGGCCGGCAAAGATTTTACCGGCGAGATCGAGGCAGACGCCGAGTTTATCGACATGATCGAAGCTGCCCACGCGCATAGAAAAGCGCTTGCGTGCATCGGCGCCCTCGGCGACCGAGAGCGGACCGAGGTTGAGGCTTGGAAGAAAAATTACTGTTGATTGCCATGCCGGAATTTTACGAAACTCGGCCGCTGACCGGACTGCAAAGGGCTCGAATAGCGGAGCGCTTGGCATTCTTGGAGCGCGGACGGAGAAAGGCTATTGCCGCCAGGATTGCGGAACATTGCAAGCAAATCAAAATCCTTCAAGGCGAGCCCGGTTTTTGGCCTGGCGTGCTATCATCTTTGGGTTAGCGAAAGCACCATGGCATCAGGCGAGCGCGAAGCCTTTTACCCCGCAACCGGCAAGATAAACAGGCCGCAGGAAAAGCGCATTGTCGCATTTTGCGACGCAGTGACTGGTGCCATGGCAAATAGCGGGCTGTCTCGCTGCGAGGCGCTTGGCTGCTTGGCTATTATCATTGCACAGGAGGCGAACGCTGACCCCTGCGATCCGCCGGAAGACAAGCATCCGCTAATTGTTAATTTTGAGTCTGGGGCCGTAGAAAAAAAGGCGGGCTGATCTGCTGAAAACGGACCACTGCCCCTCCCTATTGCTTTTGGGTGGTGTCGTTTTATGTAAGGGGTTTAGGGGTGGGAGGTGTGGGGGGTATGGGGACCCCGCCCCGCCCACACGAAACCGCAACCCCGCCCCGGTTTCTATAACGAATCGGGGCGGAGAATGGCGCGGGTCGCTAGCGCAGCGGGCAAGCTAGCGCGTAGCTATAGCAGCGGCCGAGCGTAGCGCCGGACAGGCATCCGCGCATTCGTGGATGGTAGATTCTGCTGCCGATGGCGGCGCCGGCCTGGAGGGGGTGGCCGTGCTCGTCGCGGGTTTCGTAGTGGTTCCACGGCTGGGCATCGTTACGGCTCTGAGCGGTCAGGTTGGCCATGAGAGGGGAGCGATTGACTCCCTCATAATAGCCTCCTTTATCGTTCCCGTCAAGCGGCAGGCCGCGCCGATTCCGGCTTTAGGCGCATCGCAATGCAAGTTGTCACGTCACACGCCAGCACGCCATAGCCGGTAGCGTCATGCGATTTAGAGAATTCGGACTCTTCCGCCGTGCTAGTAACGCTCCAGCCGCCGGAAAGCTCCCCCTTGCTAAACGCTTTATACGCCCTGTAATCCCCTGCGTCGCCATAGCAATCGAAACTAGATTCATCTCCATTGACAATGGCTGATAGCCAATGGCTGGGGACGCTTAGCGTCATCGCCTCAAACCTTGACGCCGGGTCAGCGTTAATCGCCTCCGCTTGCGCCTCAGGCGTCAGCTCCCACAGAAATAGTGCGCCGTCAACTTCTGACTCGCCCAAGCTGCAGCCACTAGGCGCGTGCCAGTTAAGCTCTGTGAACAGTTCCCGCACTATCTCACTGCCAATCTCTTCCAGCTTTGGCGGGAGGCTCAAGCAAATTTGGCCAGGCTTCCTGCCATGGGCGGCGATTGCGGCGGCAGGCTGCCATAAGTCGCGGTCAAGCTCAATCTCCAGCCTGTCAGCCTCCCTGATCAGGGCCGAACATAGGTGATCAGAGCGGAGCGTATCTTGTGAAACAATGGGAGCCTGTGAGATAGCCAGCAACATTTGGGTTGGTTCCATGATGACGCGAAGCGATGGGGCGGTGAGGGATTCAGGCTAGGCGGGCTTCGCCCGTGGGAAGCACTCTGTAGTGTGTGCGCTTGCGGCCAGCCTTAATCTCTAAGGCGTTGTAAATTCGCCAAGCGTTCTCTGTGCTTGGCCCATTGCTGAGTGGGGCAGGTCGAAAGTATTTGCCAATACGGCAGAGGCGAGCGTAAAGCCCGGAGCCCATGCCGTTGTAATAATGGGAGCAATACCAGTAATGAGCCTCCACAATGTCGAAACGATCAAACCACATAACAGGAGAAGCGGTGGGGCAATGAAAAGTTAGCGCGGAATTGCGGGGCGGTCAAGCGAAGTTAACCCCGTAACCGTCCGCCCACTTTCCTGTGGCCTTGACTTGGCGATCCATGGCGCGGCAAAAATTACTAGCCTGTCTTTTATTCAATTCCCGCGGATATTCGTCAAAGTTAGCGGAGCCGTGATAGTTAAAAAGATCGTGATACAAAAAAGCCCTGTCAAGCGGTCCGCTTGACGCAAACCTGCGCGCTATACTTTCTAGCGACTCGCCTATGTATTCAGCGAAAGGCGAAAGATCGCCAGACCACCACGTAGCTGTGTTAACGTGGAATGGATTGTCTGACAAACGGGCGCCAAAGCCGCTGGCTTTAATTACAGTCAGGCGCTTGCATTGAACAGTGTGAAGGCGCCAGTTTGTAGGATCACTGTAATTGTCGGAACCGTAGGGTTCCAAGATTAACAATTCAGGACAATACGCGCCGCGTCGATCGATCATAACGAAAGCGCCGCCATGGACAAGCGGAGTCGCATCGCCGATATTGGCAATGCAATGGAAGGACGGTTGCATGGGTCAGCGGTTGAAACGCTCCCACATAATAGCCTGAGCAATAGGCACGGTGGGATGAGCGCTTAACAATTATTTACGGTGCTGCCCTGGCCTGTTCGCGTTGACGGCGAGCGAGCACAGCGGCGATCGCAGCGGCGACAGCTTCGCGGCGCGTCTCGTACTGGGAGCGGTATCGACCGCACGGCGAGACGAGAATCCAGCAAGACCTATCAGCCGGGCGAATAATTGCGTGCCCGTGGCGATGAATGACGTTTTGCGTGGTTAAAATCATCATGGCTGAATGAATAAATAAATGGCAGATGAATGGCAATGAATGGGAGATGCTAGAGCACGGGCTTTGCCATCATGCTGTAGCATTCGTCAATTTTTCGCCCGCGAAGGTCCGCGGCGCTGAATACATACAAGGCACAGCCGCGTGGGTCGCTCTGGTGGTAGACAGATAAGCCATGCTTGGCGGCGATCTTGCCGGCTTTTTCTATCGCAGCCTTTGACTTATCGGCCACAACGGGGCCGGGGATGGTAAAAGAATTCCACCGATCCACGGAGTAGCGACGCGGGTTGCTGTCGTTGTCGTCATATTGAATGACGCCATTACAGCAGTCTTCATCCCATCTGCGCATAGTCGCGGCGCAGCGCTTCAGCGCAGACCACTCGGCGGTGGTAAACGGGAAACACCTGTCGGTTGTGGTGGCCATGTTGTCGGTTGCGATTGCTCCCACACATTAGCATGGGCGTATTGCTGTGGGGGATGAGCGCTTAGCAATTTGTTACGAGGCTCTGCGCCGAGACTGCCTGCCTGAACGCTTTCCGCGCCATAACTAGCAGCCTGAAATGCTCTTCCTTTCTGTGGTTGCCCTCCCACCACGACACGCGGTAAGTCAGCCTGTCAAGGCACAGCGCCTCCAGCGTCACCTCGTCGCGCTCGCCTCCGGCGGACTCCATGTAGCCGCAAGCCAGCGCGTAAGGCGTTAACCATCCCGCTTTCGTCTTGAATGCTGGCGTTGGCCGTTGAATGGGTGCGGGCATGGCGCTCTTGAATGAATGCCCATGAACAATAGCACGCCATGCACAAGCGCTTAGCAATCGTTGATGAATGGCCCTGTCTTGCCTGAGGCTCACTGCGCCGCAAGGGTTCTCATTAAGGCTCGGCAGGCGTCTCCCCGGTCTCGCCCGTGAGAACGTGTCCCGTCTCGCTCGCCTCGCCCAGCAGGGGCGGCGGGGCCGGATCCTCCACCGTCACCACCAACACAAGGTCTTCCTCTGACAAGCCGGCCGACTCCCGCAGCTCGCCCGCAATCTCCCCGGCCCGGTCGAGTCCCCGCAGCGCAGAGCCCCAGTCCCCGCGCCTCAGGGCGCCCTGAATGGCCTGCTGTCTGCCGGCGGCCACCATGGCCCGGCGCAGCTCGGGCGGAGCGCTTTCAGCCGCCAGGAGTGCCCTCTCGGCGGCGCGTTGAACGCGGGCGATCTGCCTGGCCGGCAGGAGGGGGTTCTCCTGCTGCAGGCGCCAGCGGACTTGAATAGGCGAAAGCCCGTCTGAATAGTGGTTGTAGGCATTTTTCACTTGCGCTTCAAAGTCAAATTCTTCTTCTTCATTGCCGGACTGGTCCCATGCCGCCGCCCATTCATTGTGCGCCCTCAGCAGTCGCTCGCTGTCCGGCAGGAGGTGAACCGGGATTAGTTCGCGCTGGGAAGGCTCCATCCGTCTATGGCTTGTGCGCCGACTGTAATAGCGCGAGCCATGAATCCCGCTT